ATCAACATCAAGACCGCTCGACAGCACAGCCGATCCAACAAACAACCGCCCATAGGCGATAGGGACAGGCATTCCCTGCTTTGAAGTGTTTACAACGTTTGAGAAGGTGAAAGATTCCAGTTGCACTGCCTCGTCAAGCGTGCTGTTTAGCGCAGGCTGCGGCGACAACGCTTGAGCAATACCCCCTAAGACCAGCGCAATGCCTAAGTTGCCTGCAACGATTGCCAATTTTGCGCCAAAGCTAGCTGCTGCAAATCCACCGGCAGTCGTTGCACCAAAACCCGCTGCACCTCCAGCAAACAAACCAGCACCACCAGAGACAATCGCAATGCCAATTAGCGCTGCTCCCGCAAGGATCATGCCAGTGCCTCGTCCGGCACCAGCGATGACAGGCGTGATGCTGAACACCTCTCGTTCACTAAATGGAACCAGCAAAGGCAGAACGTTCTCCTCGCCGACCTTCTCCTTGCTGATCGTTACGCGATAACCAACTCCGTCTTTCTCGCTATCAATCAACCACTTGTCTAGCCCTGGGAAATTGACGCACAGCGCTTTAATCACTTGCGCTGGTGTGGTTACGTCAAACTCGAACCGGCATTGACCAAGCCGTTTACGCAAAGCGCCGTAGACCTTAACGACTTTCATGCCTCAAGGCGCAGGCAGTGCTTTTCCCATAGTAACCGCCATAGACGTCCCTGCTAGAGAGCCTGCCCTGCACATGGTGCAACACCTGTTGGTCCCCTAAGTAGATAGCGGCATGGTTTGGCACTGGTGAGACGAGATTCATCAACAACGCATCACCACGCTGCAATTCCTCAACGGGAATCTTGTAGAAGCCTTCTTTTTGAAAGTTGTCTAAGTACAGATTCTCCCCGTGATCCCACCACTGGTCTCGACGGTCGTAATCCCTAAGTTCCAAGCCCCATTCTCTTTTGTACCAATCCCGGCAGAGGCTGTAGCAATCAACTACACCGTGGACAAACTCGCGACCGACATAAGGCAGCTCAAACCCATCTGGCTCACAGTATCCCCAAGCTTCGGTTTTAGGGTTGACAATGAACCAAGGCAAACCAGATTTTTCACACGCAACACGATCAGCCAAGGATGGCTCAGGATTGGTCTTCGGATGACTATGAACCACAGCAACCACCTCACCCTTATCTTCTACTTCGTTCCAGCCCTCCAACACAAAGTGTTCGTCAGGAGTTTCTGCAATATTGCGACACGGGAAATAACGTCGACGACCTTTGACAACAGCGACTAGTCCGCAGCTCTCGCGGGGGAACTCGTCTACCGCTTGCTGAAGTATTTCAGCTTGCATTGACGCAGTTAGTTTCATCACTTGGTAAGACCCGCTCCAGGGAATGAGCCGAACGGCAGTTCTGCTGTGTCCCCAAATCTAAGCTTGCAACTTGAAACTCGCTTGCCACATACATCTTCAGCCAAAGTGCTGACAGTGTTGCCGTTAACATCAAAATAATTGCTGCCGGCATAGCTGCACTCACTACTTCTGTACTTCCACTGACATACGTTGGCAATAACCTGACGCTTAGGAATTTTTTGTCCTGCAAGGTCAAACTTGCTGGCAAGCTCAAACGTCACTTGATCGCGAGACTCGCTTGATTTTCGATCAACAAACCAACGTTCTTGTGGCCATTGAGCATTTGGGTCGGCTGTGCTTTCCCCATCAAGATATTTTTTCAAAGTTCTGATACGACGAACCTCTGCTCCGCCAAGATCATTCCCGGCCGTAGTGGCATTAACCAACAGCAACAGCGCGGTCATGGTGCCATCAAGGTTGCTAATCGAAAGTGTGGGACGCGGCAACGTACCTGTATTGGTGTACTCAAAGCCATCGCCTTTAATTGCAATCCGTACATAAGGGCTGCCACCGAAAACAATATTGCCACTGATGTCAGCGTTAGCTCCGGCGTGGAATCGATAAATATCGCTACTCCCATGAAGCGTTGAATCGAGCCTCAGCTCAAACAGCTCAATGATTGCGCTCGGATTGATTTTCGCTAACTCCTCATATGCAGATGCAATTGCAGTCCAAACACAGGTGCCATCAGTAATGGTATCGCCAACCATGTTTGGCCAACTAGGCTCTGAGCTTGCTGACGTACCCGCTGTAGAGCAACGAAAAAACAAGCCAGACGCCTGTTCTGCTGTGGCACGACGTATCTGCCCAACAGCAAATGATGTATTACCGGTCCAAGATGCTACTGCCATTACGGTTCAGGTACTTGAATAAAGGTGGTCTGGATAGTCGCCAGATTGGAGTAGGGAAGTGTCTTTGTCCAAGAAGGGCACTTCCACCTGTAAGTGCTTGTTTCGTCAGGAGGCGACCAGTCAAATGCGTCTTGGTCTTGAGCCCTCGCGTCTAAAAACGTTTCGATGGTGTCTGCATCTGCCTCAGTCAAATTACGAAATTCAAGCTGCCACTCTTTCATGTTTTGGTTGAGGCCGTACGTCAACCTGGTTTCATATCCGTCGCCGTACTTAACAGACCGAGCAGCGGGTTGACTGCGTTTTGACGCTCCGTAAGACGGATCAATAGAAGGGAAAGTAGCCATTAGGTTGCGAGCAAGCCTCCAGGACGCTTCTGTTTCACCAGCTCCTGTTGTACTGCAATACCAATCGCCTTGCCTAGTTGATTGAGCTGGCTCGCATCTCCTTCTACAGATGAGCCAGCAGCATCAACGTTGACCACTATGTTGCCCATTGCCCCGCCAGAAGCCTCGACGCCAAGCTTTCCATTAGCTCCTCGACGCAGGGGCATGATCGCCTCAGGCCCGGCCTCGCCCATGAGCCCGGCACCATTTGCCATCGGGAAGAGCGTGGGCTTCTTGACGATCCCGCCCGTGGCATAAGGCACGATCTTGTTTTTGGCAATGACATTGCCCTTAGCACTTCCGGTGACCTTGGCGGTTTGGCCCAGGCCAGGGAAAAATGCTTCCAACGCCTGGAAGAAAGCAGCACGGGCAAAAATACGCGCCAAGTCTTGCAGCACTGAGTTTGCAAAATCTCGGAAGCTTGCCTTCCCTGTAGCGACAAAGTCTGCAAATGTGTTCGCAAACTCGTCTATGGCTTGTACTCCAAACTCGCCGAGCCTTTCATTTAAGTTAGTAGCTTCCTTGACAAGGTCTTTTAGTCCCTGCACAAAGCCATTTGTCTTCTCCTCTGGATCGCTCAGCGCAGCAACAGCTTCTTGGAGTTTTTTCTTCAAGTCTTCTGCACTGAATACACCTTCTTCAATAAGAATGTTGTACTTCAGCATCAACTCATTGACCCTGATTTGATTTAACTCTTGCTGCAGTTGCTCATCATTCAATAGCCCTTGCTCGCCCTTGGCCTTGGTCAAAAGCTCGTTCAATTCAAGCTTTGCCTTGGCGAGATTGTTCGCAGTCCTAAGCTCCTCTTGCTGAAGCCTGTTTAGCTGACTGGCTTCTTTTTGAGCAATCCTTGCAAGCTGGACAGATTGCTTGTTAGGCGGAAGCTTCTTGGCTGCGACCCTAGCAAGCTCTGCTTCCTTTGCAATAGCCTCCTTAGTAAGTTCAATGCCGCGAGTGCGATTTTGAATTGACTTGATTTGCGCAGCGGCCTCAGCTTCTGTGATGTCCTTGATAGTATCTACAGCGCCAGATCCGTCTGGCTTGATCTGACCGTAGTCAAAACGCGTGAAATCATAAGATTCCAGCGCAGCCCCTTGCGTAGGGTCGGTGTCAGTGATTTGAGCGCTTTTTCTCCTAAGATCTTCCACTTGACGGTCAAGCCTGTCGAATGCAAGCTGCTCTGCCTCAAATCCGCTTATCAGCTCAAAATCATCACTATCGCCAGCTTTTTTCTTCGCGGCAACAAGTTTTCCGAGGGCCTCGTCTCGTTGTTTTTCTAGCTTCCTCAACTCCTCATTTACCTGAATAACACTGCCTTCTTTAAGCAGATCGTTGAATCTTTTTTGCTCCTTAGACGCGGTAAAAATAACTCCAGCAAGTGCTCCTGCCCCTATAGCAAGTGCTGTGAATGGATTTGCTAAGCCAGCTTCTACAAGCTTGCCCTTTAATATTTCAACAGCAGCTGATATGCCTCCAATATTTGCAATTATTGCGGCAAGCTTAACTGGCGCAAAAACAGCAAAAGCAGCCGTAGCGGCTACAAGCAAAGTGTCTAAGTTTCTAGCAAGTGTCAGAAAGCCTCTTGCAATCTTTGGAACGATATCAACCAGTGTCGGAGTTATATTGGTAATAAAATCAGCAAAAGCTGCCTGGAATTGTGCTCCAATTGGAACGAGAGCTTTTCCTATATCTGCCTGCATATTTTCAATGACAACAGTCAGCCTTGCTCCAGCCTCTGCATTTGAGCCGGCAATCTTCTCTGCCGTTTCACCATAAGTATCTCCCAAATCACGGATGAAATTCATCAATTCATTGAGGCCAACTGTGCCTGCCTTCAAGTTCTTCTGAAGCTCAGGCAGGGTCATGTCATTGGCTTCCGCAAACTTGGTGACCGCACCTGGAAGCCGTTCACCAAGCTGACCAGAAAGTTCCTCAGCACTTACCTTGCCTTTACTGAAGACCTGCACCATTGCAGTAATTGCGCCTCTTACATCCTCAGTGCTGCCACCTGTAGCTTTAATCGCAGCAGTGACGTTTTTAAACGTTGTCTCGGCATCCTCGATCGGTCCGCCAGCACCTTTCACGGCAGCAGTGAGTCTTGTTACACCTCTAATTGCGTCTCTTTGGGGAACGTTGAATCTGTCGGTAGCGTCTTGCGCTGCCTGAATGGCCGAGTTGTAGTCAGCCTGTGATCCCGCAACACCTCTCAGTGCAATTTGCAGTTTTTCAATATCAGCTGCATAGTTAGCCGCACTGGCCGTTAAATCTCTAAGCCCTTTGAGCTGAGCGCCAATCGCAGCACCAGCAAATGCACCTTCAACACCGCCAATCGCAGCGCCACCAAGAGCACCAATAGCACCTTCAGGACCACCAAAAATGCCGCCTGAAACAACAGCTCCGGCTATTTGAGTTGCTTGACGAGCACCGACATTGCGAGACTTTTTGGAAGTCTTGCCCAGCTGCGCATCAAGCTTTTTGATGTCCTCGGTTAATTGCTTGAAATTCTTGCCACCAATCCGAGCCTCATCTCGCAAAGCTGAAAGAGCATTGCGCTGAGCACTGATATTTGAAACGCTATTTATGCTTGCTCTTCCTTGTGCAAGTATTTCATCACGCAGTCCTTTTATTTTCGGCGTTGTACCAGAAGCTCCAAGCTGAAGTTGCTTGAGGCTTCCCTTGACCTTTTCAATTACCGCTTGACTGCCAGCGTCCTTGAACTTGAGCTGGATGGAAAGCGTTTCAATT